GCTCGTTAATCGTGCCTAGAACCATGTTCATGAACCATACTACTACCATACTAATAACATAAACAATAACAATACTATACACAATAGGTATAATAGAACCAGTAATTGTATATAGGCTATGCCTATCGAACCATATAATATGACCAAATCCAGCGGTGCCATACGCTATATATACCTATCTATTGGATAGGGAGCATACAAGTACCATAGTACGTATCATACATACATAACAGCACGCCCAACAGCCCAGCCAACCAGCCCATACATATATAAATAAATAAATACATACATATATATAACCCAGCCACCAATATATATATACATATATATATAGTGTACATATGTATATAATTATCTAAATATCGGTGTACATATTTAGATATATATCAAAGCGGGGGATTTGAGCGGGATATTGAACGAACCGAACACTTATAACCCAATCATATATAATTATGACAATGACAAAACGCACAACATCACGCAAATCTGCAGCCACTAAAAGCACCGATGAGGTTAACGCCCGCATTAGTGCTCTTGAGGCTAAGATTGATTCAATGCTCGAATTAATCGCAGAATCTGCAAAAACTCAGCAAGTACAGCCAAACGTTACACCATCCAGTGAAATGACTGAGGCTGAACGCGATGAGATGATAGAGACTCAAAACCGTCAACTTAAGACATTTGCTCAGAAATACCAACTAGTACCTTTTGAGGTTACTGGTTACAGTTTCAAACAGATGTCTAACGGTAAATTGGGTAATCACACCATGACCGAACAAGAAAAAGCCGATTTTGAGGCTATTTTCAACAGCGGCGACCAGTTAAGACTATGCGGTCTTAACTCTGGTAAATCTATCATTACCTTCGTTAATGTTGCTGAATGTCAAAAAGTCGAATTCTGATTAAGTGAAAGTTAATAGAACCGCACCAAGGTGAGACGTCACCAACTCTTTTTTTATTTTATTTCCACAGTATTGAAAAACCGAAAAACGCGGGTCAGGTCGATATGGAGAAAAACCAAAAAATTGAACCTTGTATAAATACAAGTTTGATACAAGTCCGAAACTTAATATACTACAAGTCTGAAACGTGTTATATGTGTAAATGGCTAAAGTACTTTTTACTATTCTGAGCCGTATATAATCTTTAATATGCTTTCTAGCACCTTAAGAACAGAGAGCCGAGTTTCTAAATTACGATTAATATCATCAACCTCATACGAGGTGGCGGTGGTTCTGTCCTTATCAGTAACATATATATTATGATCACCTTCAACAGCGGGGTTTAGTTTCTGCTCAAAGTTTCCTTCAGAATCGGTTTTTACTATCACTGTAGAACTATCCATATTAGGATTAATAACAGTAACAGCAATAGGAGTATTAGGAGAAGCAGTACCACTGACAATGTTATCATTAACGTTTATAATAGGATCAGCGGGAGATGTTGTTACATTATTATNTATACTGTCTACAATACGTATAACACCTGTATTACCATTAGAATCAGACCAAGGATAATACCCTATACCATATGGCATATTAGCAGTCCATGTTCCATTCGTACCAATGCTTGAGGAGAACAGTCCATCATTCTGCCTAACAGTAACAGTAGAGTTAGTCAAATTAATCACTGAGAAAGCCTCACCTTGNGTAACCACCACTTCCGAAGGAAGCGGATATTCGTATAACTCCGCGTTAGCGGAAGCGAGAAAACCGAATATCATTACGGCACCTATTAGTACCAAGAATATATACAAGGTTTTATCCATGTGAAGACCTCTCATAATCATCTATAAGTCCTTGAACAATCTTAAGTCTAAAGATAAGACCAGCATCATTGCCCCGCAAACGCTCTACGATATGTTTCCAATCTTCGTAGTGTTCTTTCCAAGTCTTTTCGTCTTCGTACATGTTTATCTATACCCCAATGCGTTATATAAATCTTCTACTGTAAACCCTGCACGTTCCATTGTACTAACCAAGGTTGTCTTACCAAGTTCTTTTCTCAATGGAATTTGCAGTTGCAAGTCTGAATTAGCCTTACGCATAATATAATGTGAACCCTTCATATCCCATACTGACCAGTCATTCTTCATCAAAAACTTGATGACTTTCTTTGTACTGATCTTATGTTCTCTTGGCATTACTTTTTCACCTTTTTCTTTTTCTTATTCTTGAACATTTGATACATCTCAAAGTCTCGTAGTGTTTGCATTTTAGCCAACTCCTGTGTCAAACCCCCTTATATTAACATGACCTTCGTTACGTGCATCTGCTATGTCACCATCAGATAAAGAACTTGGTTCATTTTCTATGCCATTACTGACCATCGTACCTTGAATGCGAAACAAACACCGAACCAACCCTTTTTTCGAATGCTCGCCTAGCGGCTCGCTGCATGCAATGCATACCACTTTAGCAAGTTGATTATAGCCTACCAATTCCACCTGCCTCCGTCACTGTTCTGATCTTCGCCCATATTTTCGATAAGTTCTATAATTAAACCTTGTAATGTTTTTTTATGTTCGTCTGGTAGCCACTCCTCATGTAACAAATCCAATAAATCTCTAATAGGACTTTGTGACAATTACTTCATCTTCTCCGCTTCGTTTGCATTAAGGTCTCCAAGTTCCTGATGACGTTGCCAATACTGACCTTTGTATTCTGTCCATGCTCTCCAGCATAACATTGCAATTCCCAATGGTGCACCTAAACCTGTACCAATAAAAAAGAATGCTAGCAATACATGCCAATCCAAAAACCAATTCTGCTTTTGTTTTACAGTTCTGATAGGTTGATTAGCCATGAGATATGTCCTCCAATATAGGGTCATCAAACTCTAATATATCGTTACCGAACTTTTTATTTTCTTTTAATCTATGTAAGTATACTTTTAATGAGTGTATTCTGTTTGATACTCTCATATGAGCCATTGCAATTCCGTGCAGTTCTTTCTGGATGGTGTTTAGTTGTTCATCTGTAATACACATGTATAACCTATGTCAATTAGGTCTTATAAGTGTTTACTAATTTTCTGTATGCTCGCCTTCGGCTCGCAGTCTTTCATCATCCATGCTTTCGATGCAATCAAAACATAATAGTTTGATATCGCCTTTAGGATGTGGTATGCCTATTATAGTGCCCGTTTCTTCACCGCAGTAGTCACACTTCATGTTTATCTTGGTTCATTTCCTTTTCTTCCGCTATCTTGTCTTCTGCTAAGAATGTTAATTTCCAAAATACTCTTTTGTCTTCCATAGGTATGTCAGAGGGTTTGTTTTTACCGAATGCATGTTCAAACCATCTAAAAATTATACTATACTCTTTTGTATTAAGTTCTACCATAGTTTGTTTTGATATAACGTCTATATAAAGTACTCTGTACCATCTGTCTCGCTACAACAGTCCTCTGCGTTTGCAGTATGCAAGCTCACACCAATGGTACGCAAATCTTTATAAACGTATTATTTATAAACTTTATTTATGGGAATTTTAGATAGAAAAACCACAGAACATACACATAAAGATGGAACTACACATTCACATGAAGGTGGAGACGTACCACATGAACATAGTTGCTCTTGTAAAAGCAATAAAGGTAGAGACATTCACTGTGAAGTTACCGAACATAGTGGTTAGACAAAAACGTTACATATTTGGACAAAGTTTATATATGTAAGATATTATTGTAACCTATGGGTTTTGTAGACCGACTTAAAGGAGCTTTTTCATTTTCTAATAAGGGTTATACAGAATCTACAGTAAGACCTTCTATTTCACAGCCATATATGAGCACCGATACAGGTGCCAAATTACCAATATTTCCATTTCCTCTCATTATGATATATGAATTAGCAGATAATATTGATGCATTAAGAATACCTATAGAAACCATTAACAGAGAAATGTTCAAGAATGGCTTTGAAATAACAGAAAGATTCAAGTATAAATGNAATAATTGTAGTAAAGAGTTCCAATANAAACCAGCATCAGAAGCTACTCCATCAGGAATAGTAGAAGATGCACCAGAGACTAAATTAGAACCAATAGTATGTGATACATGTGGATCTAAGAATCTAAGAAGACCTGTACCAGAACATAGAAAACAATTAGAAGATTTGATGACAAAAACGATTAATGGTAACGAACAAAACTTAGAGGATGTCTGTAGACAGTTAGAAAGAGATTTAGAAGTAGCAGATAATGCTTACATGTTATTATTGAAAAACTATTTTGTAGATGACAGAACAGGTAGAATAGATCAAAAAAGAACTGAAATTAAAGAAATTATACGTGTAGACCCACCACAAGTCGCTATGATTGCTGATAGTGACGGTAGAATTGGTTATGATGATAAAAGAAACAAAGTATATGTATGTCCACGATTTGAACACCGAGATACACGACTTTCATCCGATCATTGTGATAAATGTGGTGCTGAAGCACTAAAAGCAGTATGTGAAGTTAATTCAGTCTATTCAATAGGTATTCCACAACCAAAACGTGTTATTTATGGTGAAGGTGAGTTAATTTGGAAGGCTGGTAAGTATAAACCATCACTTGTTTACGGTTATAGCCCAATTTATTCTGTATGGAGTAAAGCAATGTCATTGTCTCATATGGATGAATATGTTAGAAAATACTTTGATAAGATGAGACCACCAAGAGGTATGTTAATTGTTGCTTCTCGTAACTATGAAACATTCAGAAAATCATGGGATGCATTGGAACAAAAAGCAACAGAAGACCCTTACATGATACATCCATTACTTGTTGAACAAGAAAAAGGTGGAAACAACATGGCACAATGGTTAGACTTTACTGGTTCACTTAAAGAACTTGAGTTTATTGCAGTTAGACAAGAGTTAAGACAAATTATAGGTGCAATATATGGTGTGTTACCACTTTACTATGGTGAAATGGTTGGTGGTTGGTCACAAGAAGGATTACAAGTTACAATTACAAACAGAGCAGTGAAATGGGGTCAAGATATACTATACAAAGCATTCTTTAAGAAATTAGCAGAGATGTTTGGTGTAGATGATTGGGATCTAAAACTAAAAGCAGGTGAAGAGAATGATAAACTTAGAGAGTTACAACAAGACGGTGTTGAGATTAATAACATGCAAGCANTACAAGGNATGGGATTCGAGATTACAAGAACACATCAGGGTGAATATAAGATTAGTAAAGACCCAATTAACAACCCAGCTTTAGTTGAAGGTAGAGGTAGAGGTGCAAGTCTTGGTGAAGCAGAAGAACAAAGACAACAATCACAAGGAGAACCTGAGAACTCCAGACCATCAGATACAGGTGGAGTTGCAGAAGGATTTCCAGCATCAGGAACAGGTACAACTATGAGTAAAAAGAGTTATCCTGACGGAATAACACCAAATAACTTTTCTGTTGTAAAGACTACTTTACAAACAGCGATTGATTTTGGTTGGACAAAGACAAAAACTGTTGACGAGCTAAGAAAATCAGCACAAATGACAGTAAGACAAGCAAGAGAATTAGTAAAACAAGAATTTGAAAACACAAGGAGGTGGGAAGATGGCGAGAAAGAAAAGTAAAGAGTCAGTTAATACACCTTTTGGTAGAGTACCACTAACTAGCGAAGAGAAAGCAACAGTTAAGGTTATTGCAGATAGAGTAAAAACAGAAGTTATAGCAAATGCATATTCACCAAACTTTAAACTTATTGATGATACAGTTGAAGAAATAAAGAAATCAGTACGTAAAAACGGTGTAGATCATTACTCTTGTAACAATATTTACATAATANTACAAGATGCATTGAAAAAGGTGAACTTNAGTGGCAACTGAGTTAGATACAAACAAAGATTCTAATGATTTAACCAAAAAACTTTGGGATAAACANCAGAAAGACGAATATACTCATGTTGACAACTATAAAGAAGCTATATGCATAAATTGCTTCAAAAGGGATGCAACTTCAGCTACTATATGTGATATTTGTGGTGATTGTGCTGGAAAACGTGGTAGAGAGCCACTTTTAGCAACTGTAACACATAAAATGTATGGATTATGCTATTTTTGTGGTAAATATAAATTTAACATAGAACAAATTAATGCAAGATTTTGCAGAACTTGTCATAGAAGAATAGCAAATGTAACCAAAGAATACAATAAAAAAGGCGGAATGTTTGGTATGGATCCATTTTGGCTTAAAATGAAGAAGAAATTAGGTAAAGATTGGAAAATATTAATGACTGACGGTTCACAAAACAATAGATAGATTAATCTTCAGCTAATTTTTGTCTTTTTGATAATTTGTATTTTTTGTACTCTTTTAAGTCTGGTGGAGTCAAAAGTAACTCTAAAAGTACCTTAAGATCAACTAAATTACCATTTATTATGTCAAGTTTGTCTTCTACGTCACCAAGAAATAAATCTATCTTCAATCTTTTAACACCAAGTTTACTCTATCTGCATTGATATCATAATATCTATGTGCATAATCTATCTTTTTTCCTTTTTTCATCTTTTCATTACCATAAAATCTATCACATTTTAACTCAAATACAGGTTTTCTTAATAATTTTGGAAAGAATTGTACTTTCATTCTTTTAGGTATCAAACTTAAACTTTCTTCATGTAATACTAAAATTTACTATCACCTTGTTTGTTTTTTTCAAAACTAGAATCTCTAAAATGAACTATAGACCTACCTAAAAGTGGTTTCTCTTTTATCTTATCATATTTCTCAACAATCCATAATACATCATTAGGTTTGATATACATATCTGTTATTTTGATACAATACATTTCTTCTCCCATTGTATTCTTGTATAATTTTTCAAATTCAGCCAAGTTTTCGTAAACATAAAATGACGTTCCCATAATAAAATTTATGGTAATACTTATTAATAAATGCTTGCAATTAATTTATGCCAGAAAGAAAAACAAAAAGAACATTTGTGAAGAAGAAAAAATGTTCATGTGGCTCATTCAAATATGGATATAAAAAAGAAGCATCAAGAATATACGTTTGTTATAAATGTGGAAAATTTGACTCTTCTGGTATATTTAGAGATGAAGTAGTTCAAGCATTCGTGACAGAACCTGAGATTTTCCTACATCTTATGAAGACAAAGTTCATAAAACGGATAGAGTAATTTAAATACTTCATATTTAAGTAATATTATGGAACAAGAAATAGTAAGAGGAATAGCAAGAATAACGGGAAACTTCGGTATATCTTTCTTTTCACCTTTAGTAGGAGGAAATGTAGCCGAATCAATCTATGACGTAGGATTAACATTTGACATGAGTTTAATGATAGCAGCCATCTCAGCTCTATTCGTTACTGGTTTGTCAATATCTAAAGAAGCAGCAGAATGGGGTAAAAATAATGGCAAAAAAAGGCGTAAGTAAGAAAAAAAAATCTTGTAAATGGGTTAAAGAAGCTCTTGATTATGTCACTATTTTATAAGGATTACGAATAAATCGTTCAGATAATTTTATATAGGGGGTAAGATTTCAACTCTACATGGTCGATCCAGTATTGATAACTGTTGTAGCAGCAGTAATCGGAGCAGGGTTGAACACTTTGAGAGGCTACTTACATAGTGAGGATGAAACTTACTCTGCAAGGAAA